GTTTACAAACCTAAAGGTTGTAGATAGGTACATATAGAAGTATAATACATAAAAATAACTATGAGTACAGTAATGAAAATTAAAAGAGCAGAGATACTAAGTGCACTTAAAGCTGACTTGAAAAGTTCTGAGATTCTTAAGCGTGAACAAGACGGAAGAATACAGACTTGGAGAGCAGAGGCTAACGGCGAACCATACGGCAACGAAAAGAATGGTAGGTCTGCTATTGTTTCTAGAGATATAAAGAAGCAAAGTGAGTGGCAGCATGCTAGTATTGTAGAGCCGTTTGTTGGTACTCCTGACCTTATTAAATGTAGTCCTATTACTTATGAGGATGTTGCAGCATCGAAGCAGAATGAGCTTCTGTTGAATATGCAATTTTGTAGAAAGTTTGACAGATTTAATTTTATGACTAAGGCTGTGAAGGTACTGGATGGTGAAGGTACTGTAGTTGTAAAAACTGGTTGGGATTACCAGGAAAAGAAAGTAAAAACTATGACAGAGGTCGTAGACGTAGATTTACATGGTTATGAATATATTACTCAACAAGAAGTAGAAGAGACGATAGTAACTAAAAACCAGCCTACAGCGTTGGTATGTCGTAATGAAGATATCTACTTAGACCCTACCTGCCAAGATATAATTGATAATGCACAATTCGTTATACATAGATATGAAAGTGATTTATCTACACTGAAGTCAGATGGTAGATATAAAGACCTAGATAAACTAGATGGTGCTGACTTACCAGCTCATGATACAGATTATGTACCACAAGATAGAACTTACTTTAAGTTTGCTGATAAGGCCCGTAAGAAGTTTCTTGTGTATGAGTATTGGGGTAATTATGATGTAAATGGTGATGGTATTGCAGAACCTATTGTATGTACTTGGGTTAATGACATTATTATTAGATTACAGAGCAATCCATATCCAGATGGTAAACCACCTTTTGTTGTTACACCGTTTAATAGTATTCCATTTAAGATGCATGGTGAATCAAATGCAGAGTTAGTTGGTGATAACCAGAAAGTTAAAACAGCTATTATTCGTGGTATTATTGATAATATGTCACAAAGTAATAATGGGCAAGTAGCTATGGCTAAAGGTGCTCTAGACCCAATTAATAGGAAAAAGTTTCTAGCTGGTAATAACTTTGAATTTAATGGTTCACCTAATGACTTTTGGCAAGGTAGTTATAATCAGATTCCAGGCAGTGTGTTTGACATGATTGGACTGATGAATAATGAAATTGAGAGTATTACTGGTACTAAGTCATTTAGTGGTGGAATTAATGCTGGCAGTCTAGGCCAAACTGCCACAGGTGCTCGTGGAGCGTTAGATGCCACATCTACTAGACGTATGAACATTGTTCGTAACATTGCAGAGAACTTAGTTAAGCCTGTAATTAGAAAATGGATGTCATATAACGCAGAGTTTCTAGAAGAAGAGGAAGTTGTTAGGGTAACTAATGAGGAGTACGTCCCAGTTCGTAAGGACGACTTAGAAGGTAGAATTGACTTGGATATCAGTATTAGTACAGCTGAGGATAATGCTGCTAAGAGTCAAGAGTTAAGCTTCTTACTACAGACACTAGGACCTAATGAAGACCCTGGTATTCGTAGAACTATTATGGCAGATATTATGGAACTAATGAGAATGCCAGAACAAGCTAAACGTATTAGAGAGTATCGACCAGAGCCTGACCCAGTTCAAGAAGAATTTAAAAAGTTAGAACTACAAAGCTTGGTGTTAGAGAATAAGAAAATTGAAGCTGACATTGCGGATAAGTATGCAAGAGCTGGTGAGAATGAAGTTGATAGAGAACTTAAGATGGCTAAGGCTGCAGTTGAACAAGCTAAGGCTGTAGTTGAACAAGCTAAAGCAAGAAAGTATGGTAGTGATGCTGACATGTTAGATTTGAAATTCTTGAAAGAGGATGAAGAAATTGAACACAGAAATAAAATGGAACTTGAAGAAACTAAAAGACTTACTGCTCTAGACTTAGCTGCATTCCAAGTTAAGTATGGTGGCAAAAATGAACAGATAGGAGTAGTTAGGTAATGGGCATATTAGATAAGGCTATTGCACAAAGAGATGCAAAAGTACATGAAAAGCAACAAGCTGACTACGCAGTTGCTAGAAAACAACAAGATAATAAAAACCTGTTTAATAAGTTGACAGAAGGACTATCTGGAATGTTTGCAAGAGAACAAGTACCAGCAGCTTCTCAATATCAAGGTCAAGCTAACCAACTAAAAGCATCTATGGAAAGAGAGAATGTTAATAGGTGGTTAAATACTGAAGAAGGTATGGCAGCTAGAGCAGTTGCCGCACAAGAATACAATAATGTAAATAGAGGTAGGTAGTTATGATGGAACAAGGATTAGCAGCACAACAGGGTGGGCAACCACAAATGGGCCAGCCTCAAGGTGGTGATATGGAAGCTATATTACAGCAAGTAGTTCAATTGCTTATGCAAGGTATTGACCCAGAAGAGTTGCTTGAGCAGGGTGTACCAATGGAAATTATTAAGCAAGCTGTTCAGATTGTTATGGCTCAACAACAACAGCAACAACAAAGTCAAGCTCCTGCAAGTACTGAGGCTGGGTTAGCTATGTCAACAGGCATGTAGGAGTAAACAATGGACCTTTATAATCTAGATAAAGAAAGTAAAAAGTTTACTCCTGAAGTCTATACTTCTGTAAACGGGTTAAAAAGCAATAATAATGAAAGCACTAATGTTTACGGAAAAGTTGGAGACAATAGTGGAAATTTTAATTTAAGATATAAAAAGAAATTCTAATGGAAGCGGGATTAGCTATGACATATGGTAGTGGGGAAGGTCAAAATACTACCCATTACTATGCAGGTACTATTAATACGCCTAAGAAGAAAGTCAAGAAGAAAAAGAAAAAATGCAGTAAGTAGGGTTTACATTTAATAATGTAAGGACTATAATACCAGGTATTAGCAATAATGCTAATTTATATTAACTTTAACAATATCAATAATTGAAGGAATCATAAATGATTAACCACTCAACTGATGAACAACTATTAGAAGCAGAAAACTCATACTGGACAAAAAAATGGGAAGCACTCGAAAGACTACACCAAAATGACGATTTTAAAGAATTAATTTTAGAAGGTTATTTTAAAGATAAGGCAATTAACGGTGTAAGTATGCTAGCACATGATAAAGTAATCAGAAACAATAAACGTGGTGAGGTTATGGAGTCATTAGTAGCTATCAGTCACTTGCAAGATTACCTTATTATGATACAAAATTTAGGTTCTATTCCTGAATATGACGAAGATGAGTCTTAAGGGAGTAGGGTATGAGTGAACTATATGACCTGTCACAAGAAGAGCTAGAGGTAGCTTTTAAAGAAGCTAAAGCTGCTGAAGGCACAGAAGAAGATATACAGTATGAAGAAGATTACGCTTCTGAAGATGCTCAAAATGACTCTGGTGAAACAGAAGATTTTGTTGATAATGAAGAAGATACAGATTCAACCAATAATCCAGAACAACCTGTAGTCGATGACCAGGATTCCGACGATTATGATGCTAGTGCTGAAGATGACGCTGAAGAGAACGCAGACGAAACTACTGAGGAGACTCCTGACGGGGAGACCGAGGAAGATGAGGATGTAGCTACTGAAGCTGAAGAGGAAGCGCAACCCGAACAGACTTATAAGTTTAAGGCTAACGGTAAAGAGTACGAGTTTACAGAAAGTGAGATTAAGGATAGGTTCCCTTCTATGTTTGGTCAGGCAATGGACTATACAAAGAAGTTGCAAACGATTAAACCGTGGCGTAAAACTATTGATGCACTGGAAGAAGCTAAACTTACACACGAGGACTTAAGTTTATTTATTGATGCTCGGAAGGGTGACAAAGAAGCTATTGCTGAATTACTAAAACAAACAGGCGTTGACGCTCTTGATTTAGATATAGAGAATAGTACCTACGTTGCTAAGGATTATGGTCGGGATGAAAATGCTCTTGCTATTAAAGATATCGTTGATGATATTAGCAGGGACTCTGAATACGAAAAGACTCATAATATCTTGACTAAAGACTGGGATGAAAAATCTTGGGGCACAATGTCCCAAGACCCAGAAACGATTAAATTGCTTCACGTAGACGTTAAAAGTGGTATGTACGATAAAATACAACCAATTGCTGAAAAGCTAAAAGTCTATGGTGGTGGCAAAGAATCGGACTTAGATTATTATAAAACCGCTGCTAGACAGTACTTTGGACAGGTTGAACAACAAAATCAACAAGCTCAGCGAGTAGCTACTAAAGAAGCTGCACAAGCCAAACACCAAGTGGAGCAGAACAAGTTATCACAGGTCAAGGCTAAGCAAGCTAAAAGAATAGCTACAGAGAATGCGTCAGAGAAACGTAGAGCTGCTGTGCCGTCCTCAGGAAAAGCTAGTAACCGTGGAATAGTCGACTACTTAGATACCTCTGATGAAGAATTTCAAGAGTGGTATGATAAAACTATGGACTGATGTTGGTCCGACTACATAACTAACTAAAAAGGATTATTGTTATGGCTACAAATGTTTATGGAACAGGTTTAAATAGTACCTCTGGTGCTAATACTATTGTTCACTACTATGACCGAGCTGGTATTAAAGCAGCTAACCGTGTTAACATTTATGGACAGTTCGCTGACCGTAAGTCGATGCCGAAAAAAATGGGTAAGGCTTTCAAGATTTCTAAGTTCTTACATATGTATGACCGTGCGCTTGGTGATGCTGATTTCGCTGCTAAAGGTTATATGACTGCTCGTACTGCTGCTGAAGTATCTACTGCATTAACTAATGCTGCTCTCGCTGAAGGTGCTGGTGCGGTTAACAAACGTTCACTTACTAAAGTTACTGTTGAAACAACTACTGCACGTTATGGTGAGATGATTGATTATTCTGATGAAGTAGATTTGTTCTCAGAAGACGCGATTCAAGTGCGTTACCGTGAAGAACTTGGTGAGTTAGCTAATGCTCGTTATGAAGACTTGATTCAGTTAGATATGCTTGGTACTAGTACTGTTATCTATTCTG